GGAACTCATATTGATTGTGAGCATCTGATAACTGAACAGGCTCAATAGATGCAGCAGTATCAGCACTATCATTAAACGCTAGAATGAACTTTCCTGCATTGCTAGATCCTGACCATTTATGCTTAATCTGTGATTCAATGATATCTCTCTCCTCCTCTGGAGGTACTCCATTATTGAAGTTAACAATCATTGAGGGAGCAAGTCCATTCTTGATATTATTGATATGGTAGTTAGCAACCTCTCCTTCTAACTCAGCATATGGTAAAGCACCTTGATAATCAACAGGAGAATAGTAGTAAGATCCAGAACGATATGGTCTGAAATACAATATCTCAACCTTATCAGACAATTCACCAAACCCAAAGGCAGGAATCCTATCAGCACCCTTCTTGCTTTTGACCTTATCCCAATCATAAGCATAATAATATCCCTCAATCTCTCCTTCCTCATTACACTTCTCTGCTCTGAGGCATTCCACAGGCATATGATGAACCTCAACAATCTTGCTCTTATCCTGATTGTATATCAATTGGAAAGCACCATTACCAAGCATATAGTAATCATTGATTACCTTCTTCAATTCCTGATCTTTGATCAACTTCCTTAATTGAATATATCCTTCTGGATTCTTTCCTGAATCAGTAGCATCAATACCCTCTCCAAAAATCATGTCAATGATTCCTGATATCACCGCATTATTTGTAGGAGATCCATTGTATCTATCTATCAAGTATTGGAAGTAATTATTATCTCCTCCATACTCAACCCATCCCTTTCTGCTATTCTCAGAAATCACAGGGCTTGTATAGCTTGATAGCTGCACAAATTTGAAGTGGCTATTATTCTCCATAAATCTTATACTCGTTATTCATAGTCTTTTCTGTTGTGGTCAACTTAGGCTGATATGTTCCCACTTCAGATCCTGAAGGTAACACATACATCTTATCCTGTGAAAGTAGCTTGACCTTTCCAACCTCCCATATCTTGATTATATAAAAGTTTTCAGGATAAAGCACAGAAGTATCATAGGAGAAAGATAGTGTTTTTCTAAAACTATCATATGTCCCTGATATAGCATCATAGATATCCTCTTTATCACTTTCTGATATAATCTCAATCTCAAAGGATTCTGTTGTGAAATCCCTGAGATACATCTTGATTGTTGGATTAGTAAATTCTTCAACTATTATCATACAATTATAAAACCCAAAAGAATTATTGTGGTATATTTGCCATTCATCTCTCTAGGTAGACTATCTACCAAAAAAGAAAGCCCTTCCTTAATGGAGGGGCTTCTTTGATTATAATCAGGATCAGATATTAGATATCAGATATCTCTGAAGCATCAGCAGCAATAGCAGCATCTACGAAATTAGCAGGTAGTTTCTCCTGAGCAGTCAATGTCAATGTATATCCAGATAGATCACCCATTGCAGTTCCTGTAACAACAGAACCTCCTGTTACCTCAGCACCATACTCCAAGCCCATCATAAACTTATTGCCGTTGTTATCCTCTACCACTACATGTGGTCTAGATCTAACGATCAATTTAAGTTCATTGTGAGTTTGCTTACTCATCTTCTTTAGAGTCAAAGTCAATACTTGCTCATAGAATGATGTTCCTGCATCTCTGGATGAAGTGATAGTTTGCTCAAATGATGATGCACCTTTCACATCAAACTGAAACCAAGTAGGAGTTCCACCAAAAGCATCAATTGCATCTGTATCTACTCCATCATAAGTGATAGCACCTAATGTACCAAAGTCTGCAAGATATACCGCAGTAATCCCACCAACTACATCCTTGCAGGGTTCGTTTCTTCCTTTTGTTAATGTACAAGCCATGTTATTTTTTTTATTAAAAAAGGGCAGACAAGCATAAGCCTACCTGCCCCTTTTAAGATTAATCAATCAACTCTTAGTTAGCCGAGTTTACGATTCCGTAAGTAACGATATCAGAAGCAAATCCGTATTGTACACCTGCAGTAAATCGCATCACAAAACGAACATTCTGAGAACCATCAAGATCAGCCATATCTAGAACCTTAACTTCGTTGTGGTCTGATAACAAACCTGTTCCAAAGAATAGGTTAGATTTCTGAGCAGCCATTGCAGTATTGTCAGCAAGACCTGAACAAACAAACAACTTCACACCATCAAACGCTAAATCACCACCATTGTACCAAGTAGTACCTGCGTTGTTAACACCATTAGCACCTAGACCTGAAGAACCAAATCCACCTAAAGCACGAACATAAGCACGAGCAATGTTCTGAGATACATAGATGTAAAGATCTTCCTTGCCATATACTGAACTAGGGATTGCATCAACAATAGAACCCAACTCAGCAATAACATTTGCAGCAGTAACACTTGTACCTGCAATCTCTTGAGCAGCAGGAAGGTCAGCATCCAAAGCGATTTGAGTAGTCAATCCAGAGAACTCATTAGTTGAGCCTGTTCCTTCCCAAATCATTTGCTCTGTTTTCTGAGCAACTTTATCAGCCACATAACCGATTAAGTAATCAGAGAATGATGCAGGTAACTCATCAAAAGCACCATAACCCATTTGCTCTGCTTCCCATTGGTTGTGGAAGTCTTTCTTACAAAGTTGTAAGTTAACTTGTAACTCCTTTGGAGTCAATACACGATCAGCAATCGTTACATCTGAAGCATCAGAGAAATCACAAGCAGCATCTTTAACCAAACCATTGGTTGAAAGAGTTCTCATTGTTTCCTTGAACTTCACATTAGGGCGGATAGTTATACCTCCACCATCTAAAGTGTCAGCACTCAATAATGCAGCAGCAATGTATTTCCCTGCAAATTCGCCAACATAATTACTAGTAATAGAATCAGCCATTTTTTTTTATTTATTTATGATAGTTTACTATAAATTCTAGCCAATGTAGTTCCTCTACCTGACTTTGAAAAGTTCTGTACTTGAGGCTTTTTCTCAACAGGTGCAGCAGCTACTTTCTTAGCAGCAGGTACTTCACTCATCTCAACTTTCTCCTCAACTACTTCCTCAATCACTTCTTCAACCTCAGAAGATTGCTCTTCCTTAGGCATCATTGCAGCAATCATCTCTTTGATCTCATCAATAGCAGCAGTAAACTCTTCTTTGCTTACATACGCCATCTCTTCCTCAGCCATCTCAGTAGATTCTTCTTCCGCAACAGGCTCTTCAGTTTCTGTTACCTCTTCAGCAGCATCCTTGATTTCTTTGATAACTCCTTCCTCTTCAATAACTAGGATCTTGCCATCTTCCAATTCATGCTCTCCAACAGGAGCAGCTACCTTCTCATCATCCTCACCAATCAAGAATACATTCTGACCTGCTTCAAATGATTCCGCTTCTACAACAATACCATTAGCTAGTTTCATTGTAGCCATCTCAACTTTAACCTCTTCCTGTACTTCTGGAGCAACATCTTCTGAAGGTGTTAATGCCATTTCAATCTTCTTAAACACTTCTGTTAAATTCATTTTGTGAACTTTTCTAATTAAACAACTTAAAACTAATATTTTGGGTTATTTTCATAACTCTCCCAATTCTTTCAATTTACTCTCAGCCCATCTCTTACCTGATAAACCTCCCCACAATAAGTAAGAGATATATCCACATGATTCTTTATCTCCCTCATCATAATATTCCTGCGCTCTGCTTAGGTAGGAATACATCCTTTTAATTGTCTCAACAGATACAGGTTGCTTCTGTGCTAACTGCTGCGCCCTAACTTTACCAACTTGAGTAGCACATTTATTTCCTCCCTTCTCATTAAGTTCAATCCCTTTCTTTGCATTGTTAGATACTGAATCAGGGTAGTCTCTAAATGATTCCATCTCCAACTTTCTCCCTGACTTGTATCTCTTATCATCTTTGATAGTAGCCTTTATTACTCCCAATAAATAAAGTGATAGGAGATGTTCTGCTTCTTCTGATTCAATTTCTGATAATTGAGAACTGAGTTCAATAGTGGATTCTCTTTGCATAAACCATCCTTCAATGCTGAAACCTTTAACTTTTCCACTTTTGACATATTCCTCCCAGATATCTTCATTATTAACTTTCATTGAAACCATCCAAGTACCCACAGGATACTCTAACCCATACGCTCTGCTCTTATCTTTCTCAGGATCTTCAATGATCCAACTCTCCACTAAAGATAAGCCTGTGATCTTCTCCTGATGTTCTAAGGTAGCATTCCCCTGCTTCCCATTCATCAGATATAATTCAGATGCTCTCCTGATAGTTTCCTTTGTAAAGAATACATAATACTCCTCATCCTGATCTCTCCTGTATATAGGCTTATCTGGAATCATAGCAGCCCCCATCAGAACTCTCTTCTCAAGATCTACCTCCTTAAACTCAAATTTATAATCTTTGCTCAAGGTGATAAAATCCTCCTCTATTGCAGGATGCTCAACAATACTAATTGCATCTATACCATGCAATAGCTTCTCCTCATCCAATACTAACTCAAAAAACTTCATATTATTCTAGCGTTGCCGTTTCCTTTATTTTTCTATCTAACTTATTTGCATTCTGAATATCCTGATTCACTACATACGCTCTCACAGGTTGCCCCTGTAAAGATTGAGTAATTTGATTTCCTAAATCAGATGCTGCCGTATCTAATGCAAATCTAGGTGATATACTAGCAGTTGATATCTGTGGTCTTGGTACACTTCCTCCTCCTGTACCCCCTCCAGAAGTGCTAGGAATTGGAGTAGCATATATTTGTCTAATAGATGCAAGACCTGATGCAACAACTCCTGCTGCTGCTATTGGTCCTGCAATACCTCCCTGACCTAATGCCTTAGTAGCACCTAAATATGTATTGATTACTGCCTGTGCAGCACTTAACGCTTTACCTGCCTTTGCATCTTTCCCTGCTAAATTAGATAATGATCCTAATGCTCCTGCTATTGCTCCAAGTGTAGCTTCCTGTACTGCTTTATCATCTTCTGCTTTCTTCTTCTTTCTAGCAGAATCTTCATCATCATATTTCTTATTGACTTTTGCAATCTCCTCATTCTTGAGCCTATTAAGTTCAATCTCATCAAATCCATATTCTGCTGCTTTTGCAATAAGTGTATTATACTTATCCTCTACTGCATTCAATTCATTTGTCTGAGCATCATTCTGAGCCTCTAATATCTTGTCATATTGTGATGATAAAGTCTCCTGTAATTTAGCTTCTTCTGCTGCAAGTGCTTCATCCCTTTTCTTTATCTCCTCATTGAGTTTAGCTAAAGCCTTCGCATTCTCATCTGTTGCATCAGTATTATCCTTTGTTCCTTTTGTAAAGGCATTTAATCTGGTCTGTAAAGACTTTAATCTTTTATCTCTTTCTGCCTCTAATTCAATAACTCTAGCCTCTGCTTCTGCCTGTTCTCTGATATCATCCCTAGTGGATTCTCCTAATGCTACTCTCTCTCTAACTATTCTTGCTCTCTCCTTAGCAATAGCAATCTCATCATCTGCAATCTCATTCTGGAGTTTAGCAGCCGCCCTTAATGCATCTGCTCTTTCCTTATCAGTCTTAGTAATATCCTCTGCCTCTAATCGTAACTTCTCAATAGATGCTCTCCTTTCTGCATTGACCTTAATCAATTCAATCTGTCTATCCTCTAATGCTTGTTGGGCTTTCTCTAATTCAATTGCTGCTTTAGCCTCATTCCTGATCTCATCTCCTAATCCTTTGAATGTTCCCTTCAATATATCTAAGCCCTCTGAGAAGTCTCCTGTGATAATCTTGAATAATCCCTCTCCAAAGTTTGAGATCCTATCAACTAGCACATCCACTACTGCACCAATACCCTTCATTGCCTGAGATAACTTATCAGCCCCTCTCTGAGTCTTAGTAAAGAATGAAACTAATGAACCTAGAGCAACAACTAATAACCCTATCCCTGTGGCTGCAATAGCAACCTTTAAAGACTTGAATCCTGTTATAGCATTCTTAATTCCCTTGACTCCATTTCTAAAGCCAGAAACTAACCCTCCTGTTAACTTATCTGCTTGAGCAGCAACACCTGAAAGCCCTGAAGATAGATTATCTACGCTATCCTCAGCACTCTTAGTATTTACATTGATATCTATCTCTTTCTTAATTGCCATCTAATCTGTTCCTTTGCTTCTTTCCACTTAGTAAGAATCTTCCATTGACCTTTAGCAATCATCAGATCCTGATTTGTTGCTTCCTGAATACGGAGTTGCTCAATTATAAAATCCAATTGCATCATATATCGTTTAAAAGTTCAATATCTGCCTCCTCTGTTCTGAGGTTGATCTTCATCTGATTAATGATATATCTCTTTCCATTGATATCTAACTTATCATTCATCTTCAATCTGGATGTGATGCTATATGGTAATATCGCTTTCATTGAATACAACCTCCTACTAATAGAATATAAATCCGTTACATAATCCTCCCAATACTGATTGTATAAGGTCTGTGTATAACTCTGCTCATGTAATGGATCTACTTCCTGTCCAAAGGTTAGCATCTGAGTAACATCTTCAGCAGTAGTATTATTCACATTAGCACATAAATATACTTGGTTGGATGCCGTTGTTGTTTGTCCTGTCTCATCTAGAAACCCTATTGGATATGAGGTGATATCTAATGTCCCTGAGGAGTAAAATATCACAGGAGAACCGATATATGGCTTTCCCTCTTTATCTATGCTCTTTCCTACTAGGAAATTTGTTACTCCATTACTAGGATCATCCAACTTCTGATATTTCATTATCTCAAATGTTGATTCGGTAATCAACTCTCCTCCATCAAATGTGAAATCAGCATTTAGATCTCCATATCCTCTACCTCCATTAGTTTCTCTATATGCTCTCATAGGATAGCTATCAGCCTCCTGATACTTGAATGATATTCTCTTATACAATTCAGGCTTGTTAATCTTCTGAGATGTTGTATCTACATATTCCGTTATCTCATATGTTGATCCTGAAGAATACCAATCATCTAGAGGCTCAATATTAAACGCAGTTCTGGAAGTAGGCTCAATAACTAGATTAAACATCTTCACTAATCCAGATAGGAAATCATAAACCTTCATTTCAGGCATCTGATCACTCATCTCCACATTTGTAGTGAATGATTGTGATGTTGATGTACTTGCAGTCCATAGGATAGTGCTAGGAGTATCAAAATCCCTCCCTGATGCACTTACTGATGTTATCGTAATTGTACTTCCATCCCAATTAACAGGAGGTGAGAACCTCATCTGTATCTTATCCCCTGTATTAAGACCTACAAAAAACATCTGTGCATCTGTAACATTCCCTGAATGAGATCTGCTAGAATAGTATGCACCATTGATGTAAAAATGCACCTGATAATCACTTGTTGAGGTTATGCTATATCTCCATTGCAAATCTGAATAAGTAGAAGGTATGGTTGCCTCATCTTCTGTGATATCAAATCCTGTTCCTGTTGCTGAGGTGAAATTTATCTTCTGAGCAGTAAATCCATTCTCCTGATCCTTGAACATATAACCCTCTCTCCTATGTCCCCAAAGGAATAAATCTGTGAACTTACTTGTTCCAAAGAATGTGCTTGTAAAAGTGATTGAATACTTGCTCTCTATTGCATCTATCAACTTACTAATCCTGATAGCAGGTTTTAACTCATAATAATCTAATCCATGAGTATCATTAGAAGTATGGTAAGCAATATCATTATCATCATGATCTGATGAACTAGAATCATAAAACCAATCTGCAACAGGAGATATCAATGGATAAATAACATTCCCAGAATGAAGAGGAGTAGTTCCTTCCATTGCTCCCCTAATTACAGATCCTGAATAGGAATGATCATATGCTGATAAATCCAAATCAATCAACTCATCCTCTCCAAATAAGTCCTTTAGATTTACCCCTGCTGAGAAGAATACAACCTCATACGCTGAAGGCTTTCCATTCTCCATATTAACACCATTCAACTCAATGCTCCCCTCTCTGAATACTTCCTTATTCAAATAGATAATAGCATCCTGCCTTAATGATGCACTAAATCCTCCTGTAATATCGCTATTATAATAATGCTTGAAGATATCATTGTTATTCCTAGATGCAGGAACTGAGAAGTTCTGAGTGAAGTCTGTAAATAGCTTACTGATATCCCTCACATTCTGGATGCTCAATGTAATATTTACATCCTCATCCTTAAACAGATCTAACTTCTCTGATCCAATATAAATCTCTATCATAGAACTGCATTTTCAGGAGTTGCAAACTCTACCTGTAATGTGTAATTGATTGTCTTATCATTGATATGCTTCTGTACTCTCAATGATCCTGTTGTGATGTTTACTGCTCTGAAATCTTGAGTAATGGTATAATTGTCCTGAACCTTAGTAGTTGTTCTATTAATAGTCATGATAACATACTCACTCATCATCATATCCTGAATCTCATCAATCAATCCCTCATTAACAAATCCTGTGTTTAAGGTAGTAGTCTTTCTAACCTCATGATTGTATGTCCTTAATCCTCTGGAGTTATCTGCCCAAGTATATCCTGATGAAGATGCTGATCCTACCTGTTGCCTGTAGGTCTCTTTGTTAATAGCTATATCCTCATCCTTTCTCTTAAAGAATGTTATGCTATCCCACATTCCATTTCTATTCACATACTGCAACTGCACAGGGCTATATTTTGCCTCACATTGATTGTATATCCTGATGCTATCCTGCACCACATTTGTATTATCTAGAATCTCTATATCATACCAATCTAATCCATCAGGATAATTAAGTGTTGGATCAACACCTTCTGCTATTATAAAATTCTGCAAGTTTGGAACTCCTGCTGGAATCAATACAACTCTGTCCTCAGCTAGGTTAGATGTTCTATCTACAAAGGTTGAGATTGTGAATGTAGCTGTTGAAGCATCTGATCCTGTATATTTTACTTTCCTATGATTTGCTTGAAAATCGCTTCCTGTATCTCCTAAGAAAACAGGTAAGTTATAGGTATCAAGTCCTGATAGATATCTCTCATTTCCCTGAACTAAGAATGTTGCCCCTAGATCCTTATTTACTCCATCTAAGAAATCAGAATATCCATCTGTTATCAATGCAGTTGTAGTTGTTCCTGTATCCTGAACTGAAGCAGGAGTTGAATCAATATATCCTATGGTATAATCTATATTCATCCATAGAATAGATTCTGTTCCTAGATTATCAGGCTCTTCTACTGATATCTTATCTAGCTTCTGATCAAACAAGTCCTGCAATAAAGGAGCAATATCAGCATTGGGATATATATCCACAAACCCAGATGTTCTATCAATCGTATAAACAGGTGATGCAGGTCTTGATGTCTTTGCCCCTGTCCAAGCATATATCTCTAGCTTGAATTGTTGCATAGTTACTGAACTTGCCCCATCCCATGAAATCATTATTGGAGATCTAACCCCTAGCAACCCTGTTGGACTAATTACTGCCATCCTTGTATTGTTCGTTTAATTTGTCAATCGTAAAATCAAGAAACTCCTCCACATCTAAAGCATATGCCTCAGCAACCTCATTAGGTAACTTCTGGAATCCTAGATTGAAAGGTCTAGTATAAAAGTTTGAAGGCTCAATGCCCTTCTTCCCAATGCTCTTAACAACTGCCCAAGCAGTCTGATCATATGTCTGGAATCTACCTCTATTGTCCCTGAATTGTATTCTCCTATCTTCTACCCATTTCCTAAGTGGTGAGAATGGAGGATTCTTTCCTGCCTTACGGCCCTTATCTACCCATTCACCATATTCTTCCATCAGGAAGTCAAACTCAAATGAATTGGGCATTGCCTTTACCTGATAATCTAAAGAATCATAAAGGCTATTAGTTACATTCTTCTTCTTCCTAGTAAGGTTCTTTCTAGATTCCTTCACTAAGTATTTCCCAAACTTCTCTAATGCCTTCTTAGTATTATCCATTAGCAGATATTATTAGGATTGATAGCCTCTATCTGAAGAGTTGCTTTCCATCCACAAACATTAGCCTCCATATCCTCATCAAAAGGTTCTGCAACAGGATCATTAGCTAACCTGAAATAAGCATCATATTCTGTACCTCTCCTGAAGGTTGCTAAGATCTCAGATATTGCAGCAAGTGTTCTATGATAGATATCCTGCTTCATCATATTCCCCTCAATGAGATCCTTAGAATCTTTGGAATAATCTACTATATCCATCACTAGCAAATCAAACTCATAGGTAATAGTTCTCTCCTGTAATACTGCACTCCCTGTAATGATATGTGCTATTGGAAACATATCCTGCTTTCTGAAATCAAGATCAAAGATGTTTCCCCAAGTAACTTGATTCACCTGATCATTTGCTGATGCAGCACCTTCTAATGCTTCTGTAATTTGATAATATCCTTTCTTCATACAATTAAAAAACCCTATTCGCTAAAATAGGGATAAAAAAAAGAGAGAGCCACCATAGCCCTCTCTAACACCTAACAACAAATCTAGCACAACCTAGATACCTAAATGCTCATCTTCTTCCTCCTCTTCACAATGGCAATCAAAATACTCCTCTATCAAACATCCTCCACAATTCTCACAGGTAGCATCCTGATAATACTGATAACTTGCTAACTCTCTATCCAGATAATCCATTACTCAAAAAATTCTATTAGGTTCAACAAATTACACTTAAAGTTAAATGTAAGGGCTATACTCTGGCAGATCCCTAATGGAATATCTACAATGTAGTTATGAGATTTCAATGCTTTCTCTACTACCTCAGCAGTTGCAGGATATGTCTTTCTTTCCTGCTCTAATGTTGCTAATGCCTCTGGGCTTAATCTTTCGTACAAACTCATCTCTCTATTTTTTTAATGATACTCAAAGATATTAAAAAAGAATCTTAATAACCTAATGCTAATGGTTATTTTTTTTCATCAATGATCTTTCCACATTATTCTTATCAATCTCATACTCCAGAAATGTAAGAGCAGTTCTCAATGGTAACTCTGTTACTTCCTCAAATCTGAGGAGATTGCCTTGAGCAATTTGATATACGACTCCATACCATCCCCATTTTCTACTGAATTGGGATTGTGCATCATATCCTTCTTCTTCTCCTTCTCCAAAGATTTCAGGAAAGTTATTTGTAAGTCTGTTACGATACGATAAAAAAAAAGCAGACAACCCATAAATATATCAGCACCTAAATCTTGAAAGCCTAATCCATTATGCTTATCAGGATCATAATTCTCTATATCATGCCTCCCAAACATCTTCTTTGTTATAGGTCTATACAATACCCCTAATATCTTCTCAGCATCTTTATAAGGCTCTTTCAGGTATGTATCTAAATCTATGTATTCCCCTAATGATATATCCTCTAATTTGGGATGAAATCCATACTCCTTCCCATTGTATTGGAATGATTTAGTAAGTGCAGGTTTCTCAGATAATACTTCTCCTAGCTGATTTCTTATCTCATCCAGATCCTTCTTCTTCATACCCTCCTGCATATCTCCATCTAACCCACAGAAATAATATAGAGCCAACTGATCACCATTCTCCTCATCAGCATTAATGATGAACTCCTTATACTTCCCTAGCTTGATATCTCCAAGATTCTCAGGTATTGTAATCTTAACGGATTGTATATCTCCCATAATTAGGTTTGCTTAGTTTATTATATACCCCATATCTCAATGCATCAATAAGGTGGTTGTATTTATCCTCAGGCTTATTCAGGAGATTACCATTCTTATCCTCCATCCATTTATAATTCTCCATCTCCTTCATTAAGTTAGCCCCTAAGATATGAATCTTGTATCTCTTTAACATATCAATTCCTGCATTGACTGAATCTGTACCCTTCGCAGTAGGCTTGATATTCCATCCCATCCTGTGCAGTTCTTCAATACTCTTAGGCTCTGCTGAATCTCCATAGATCTCATCATATCTCCCTATCTCTAACTTTCTAAACTCTCTATCTAGATCCTGATTAGTTAGCCTAGTAGAATATAGCAGTTCCTCAAAGTATAGATTGTTCCCTTCCTGATAACATCCTACCAATGCACTAGGATCATTTGTAAATCCAAAGTCCAATCCAAATGATAGGAACTTAGCAGTATCAGGAATCTTCTGGATAGTTGTGAATTGGAATACTTGCGCTCTGTTTGTTCCTCTCTCTCCTAACCCATAAACCCTCCAATAATGCTCATCTGTTTCCTTGAGTCTCTCTATCTCCTGAATAATAGTTTGATCTAGGAATGGATTATCTAGATATGTTGTTTGATAGAAGTCTGCATCATCTCTTGGTATTACTCTATCATAAATCCAATGAAAGGTATCTGAGGGGTTATAATCCAGAATAATCCTGCCGTTAGTCCTGAATACTATTTGCTGCCAATCTTCAAAGGTGAGTTCATTAGCCTCATTCAAGAAAGCAAGATCTCTCTTCCTACCTCTAATCTTCTGAGGCTGATCCATTGATATAAACTCCACAAGATTCCCATTGAGGATATATTCAGAATTGGATTTGTTATGCTTCTCCTCCTGATAGATTCCTGCTCCCTTCAGGATATCAAGAAAGTCCCTCATCACAGAAGAACGAACCGCAGGAAAGGTCTTTCTAG